CCAGAAGCGGAGGCTGTTGAGGCAGAGCCAGTAACTGAGGAATCTTCGAGTGAACCGAAAGCAGAGGATGAAGCTGGGGAAGCAGAAAAGCCAAAAGACAAGTTGGAAAAGCGGTTTTCTAAAGTAACCAAAAGAGCCCAGGAAGCTGAGGCTAAAGCGGCGGAATTAGAAGCTCGTTTAAGAGATTTAGAAGCAAAGGCAAATCCTCAACCGATAGCTCAAACAGCTCAAGTTGATGACAAGCCTAGAGCAGACCAATTTAATGATGCTTTTGAATTTGCAGAAGCATTAGCAGAATGGTCGGCTGAAAAGGCATTAAGAGATAGAGATATTGCCGAAGCACAGCGTAAAGCTGATGAAGAACGCAATAAAGTGATTGAATCGTGGAATCAAAAGGTAGCAAAGGCTAAGAGTTCTATGCCTGATTTTGATGACATCGTAGCTAGTAGCACAGTTGTTGTTTCTGATGCTATTCGTGATGCCATTATCGAATCGGATGTAGGCGCACAAATCCTTTACCACCTAGCTTCTGACGATGATTACGCTGAATCTTTAGCAAAAATGCCAGCTATTAAGGCTCTTAAAGAAATTGGTCGATTGGAAGCAAAGTATGAGGCTCAAGAAGAAAAGCCAAAAACTGAAGCGAGAACTGTTACCCAAAGTAAAGCACCAGCGCCAATTAGCCCATTAAAAGGCGGTAAAACTGCTGGAGCAGATGTTCTTGTAGACACCAATGGTGAGTTCTACGGATCGTATGCCCAATGGAAAGCCGCTAGAAAAGCTAATAGGATTCGCTGATAAACCTAATTTTTTTGGAGAAATATCGTGGCAAATCAACTATTAACTATCTCCAAGATCACCAACGAAGCGTTGATGGTTTTGGAAAACGAATTAACATTTTCAAGCGAAGTAGATCGTAACTATGATGACCAATTTGCTGTTGTTGGCGCAAAAATTGGCGCAACAGTTAATGTCCGTAGACCTGGTCGTTTCATTGGAACAACTGGCCCTGCATTGAATGTTGAGGACTTGAACGAAACTTCAGTTCCTGTAACTCTTTCAACTCAGTTCCATGTGGACACACAGTTCACAACTCAAGACTTAGCTTTGTCTTTGGATATGTTCTCTGATCGTATCTTGAAGCCAGCAGTAGCCGCTATTGCCAACAAAATCGACTTTGATGGCACAACTACAGCCGCTTTGAACACAGCTAACATCGTTGGAACAGCAGGCACTCCTCCTACATCATTGCTCACTTATTTGAATGCCCAAGCTTACTTGGATTCTGAAGGTGCGCCTCGTGATGGTCGCCGTTCTTGCATCGTTGAGCCATTTACTTCTGCAACTATTGTTGACAGCTTGAAAGGCTTGTTTAATCCTACTGCTGAAATCTCTGCTCAATACACCAAAGGTTTAATGGGTCGTGATTCAGGCGGTATGAACTGGAAGCTTGACCAGAACATCGTTTCACAAACTTTCGGTAACTTCACAACTAATACAGTTACTGCATCTGTAAACACTTCTACAACTAGTGGCATTTTGACTAGCGGTTGGGCTTCTAGCTCTACCATCACATTGACTGCGGCTAATACTGGCACAATCAATTTGAATGCTGGTGATACATTCACTATTGCTGGTGTTTATGCAACTAACCCACAAAATCGCCAACCATACGGCACAAACAAACTGCGTTCTTTCGTTGTTAAGTCCGCTGTTTCTGTTGCTTCTGGTTCTAGCGTTTCTGTAACTGTTTCTCCAGCGTTGATTTCTGCTGGTCAGTTCCAGAATGTGAGCATTCCTTCTGCTGGCGCTTCTGCTGTTACTTTCTTTGCATCACAATACAATGCAAGCGGTAATGGCGTGGTTTCTCCACAGAACATCGTGATGCATCGCAATGCGTTCACTTTGGCTATGGCTGACCTTGAGTTGCCTGAAGGCGTTCACTTCGCTGGTCGTGCAAGCGACAAGGAAATTGGTCTTTCTATGCGTGTTGTCCGTCAATACACTATCAATAACGATTCGATTCCAACTCGTGTTGATGTGCTTTATGGCTGGGCTCCGCTATACCAAGAACTTGCTTGCCGAGTTGCCGCCTAATAACGGAGGGGCGAAAGCCCTTCCCTTTTAACTTTTAAAGGAAAAAATTATGTCTAATCCAGGCCCAGCAATTACTTCTTCAGCTCATCCATCGAATGTAACGACTAATCAGTCGTTGCGTGTTATCGCTGTTTTGAAGAATATCAATGCTAACTCTACAGCTCAACTGCCTGTGCAAGTGAACAATAGTTCTGTTTTCTTGCCATCAAGCTTGATCGTTACTAATCTAAACAATTCTGGCGCTTCTGTAACGCCAACTGGTTTAGCTTTGGGCGTATCAGCAACTGCTGGCGGTTCTAGCTTATATGGTGCAATTACTGCCGCTAATTTAAGCACTCCACAAGGTGTTTCTTTAGTTGCTCCAAGCGCATCTACAACTGCTCAAACTGTGCAAACTTTGTATGTGAATGTAACTGCTGGTTTGACCACAGCCGTTTCAGGAGCTACATTTGATGTATATGTTTATGGTTATGACTTCAGCACTTCTAACTAAATAGAAGTTATGTAATCAGGAGAAAGCCATGCCCAAAAAGCGTGGCTTTTTTTCTTATTTAACCTATAATGAATCAACCTTTTTGATAAGGAAAAAAGAATGTATAACTCAGCTTTTTCGCCTTTTGGCCCTACATATTTAGTTGGTGTTTCAGCAGTTCAGGTTAAATCCGCTAATAATGTCTATCCAACTGGCTATCGTATCGTCAACCTTACTTCTAGCCTTGTCCGAGTAAGCTGGCAACCACAAGAACCTAATGATGCAACAGTAACGCCTGTCGTTACAGCTCCTTCTGCTGGTGCGCCATCTGCTAATACTTTGGCTATTCCTGCTAATGGAGTAGGCGTATTTGCTGGTATTCCGCCTAATGCATGGTTTATTGCATCTGCGGCATCCGTAGAAATTACACCAGGCGAAGGAATCTCCTAATGACATCCAATCAAGTAGCTTCGACAGTTTCGACAAATATTGTCCCTGTTCAAGGGCTATTTGATGCCAATGGGACTTGTATTAGCTTAATTGGCCCTGGCGGAGAGTATTTTTCGCCTCCAGTTAGCTTTTCTGCCGTTACAAATCAGCCTCATATTGAAGTCTATGATTTATCGGCTTCAATTGCTTTAACTGCAACTCCGACATTATTAGCTCCTGCCACAACTTTAGCTGGTGCAAGCGGTATTACTTATGAAGCCGCAACTGGTATTTTTACTTTTACCAATGCTGGAAGTTATACCTTGTCTTTGGTGGTTAATGCGATTGCTTCTGCAACTGCACAATTTGTCTATATTTATGCAGAAAAGAATACTGGTTCAGGATGGGTGGTAAACGCTAACTCTGGCAAATCCTATCAGCTTGTCAATAACCAGTTAACTCAGGTTATTTATGCACAAGCCATTTATAGGCAGGCTGGAGAGCAAACAAGATATAAGATTTATTCTAATGATGGAAAAGTAGAATTGCAGACTTATGCCATGCCATCGGTAGTTGGCGTGAATATTCCAGCAGTTAGAATCCAATACAGTTAAGGAAAACTATGGGTCAGCCATCTGATTCTATTGTCCAGAATTTATTGCCTGTTCAGGCGTATTTTGACCTACAAGGTAATTTTCAGACCTTTATTGGACAAAATAAGCCATTTTATGCAAGCATAAATCCTGACCAATCAGGTTTGCACATTACAAACAGCACGATTGATAGCACTACTATTGGTGCGACAACTCCATCGACTGCTGTTTTTACCAATATGCAGACCAATACAGGGCAAGTTTTAACTGCGCCTGTAAGCAATACAGACTTGGTTAATAAGCTTTATGCCGATTCGCTTTCTTTAGGTGTATCTTTTAAAAATCCTGTAGTTTGTGCAACAACTGGGCCAATTACCCTATCAGGATTGCAAACAATAGATGGCATTACTGTTACGGCAGGGCAAAGGGTTTTAGTAAAAGATCAATCTAATGCCGCTTTTAATGGTATTTATAACGCCGCTTCAGGCGCTTGGGCTCGTTCATCTGATTGTGCAACCTATGATTCATTGGTTTCAGCCTTGGTATTTATCCAATCAGGCGGTCAGGCTGGCTCTGCATGGTATTGCTACTCACAGCCTCCTGGCACAATCAATGTAACGCCTATCAATTGGTCTAACTTTAGCGTTTCTGCTATTTATTATGCTGGCACAGGGTTAACCCTAGCAGGCACAACATTTAGCATTACGCCAGTTGGCACAGCAGGCATTTATGGCTCTGCAAGCCAAGTCCCAGTAATTACTACCAATGCTTCAGGACAAGTATCTGCTGTAACCAATACGCCAATAGCGATTGCCAATACCCAAGTTAGCGGTCTTGGCACAATGTCTACTCAAAATGCCAGCTCTGTAGCAATTACAGGCGGCACAATTGATGGCACAACGATTGGCGGAGCATCGGCTGGAGCAATTACTGGCACAACAATTACTGCCAATACACAATTTGTAGGTGATGCCACAGGCTTAACTGGAACTGCAAGCGCTTTAAATATTGGCGGAAATGCGGCAACAGCAACAACTGCGGCTTCATCAACTTCTACAGTCAATAGCGTTACTTTTGACAATAGTGGAACAGGCAACGCCTCTGGAACGACTTTCAATGGTTCTGCGGCTAAGACTATTTCCTACAACACATTGGGCGCACCAAGCGCAACTGGTTCTGGCGCAAGCGGAACTTGGTCAATCAGCATTTCTGGCAACGCTGGAACTGTAACCGATGGACTGTATTCAACAGGAAGCTATTCCAATCCAACATGGCTTACTTCCATTTTGGGTTCTATTGTTAGCGGAGCTGTAGCTAGTGCATCATTAGCCACAAATATAGCTAGTGGCATGACAGGCGATTTAGTCTATCAATCTAGCACCAATACAACGGCATTTTTGCCGTTGGGCACTACAAATTATGTATTGACAGCAGGGGCAACTGCTCCTCAATATGTGGCTCAATCTACCCTTTCCGTAGGTTCAGCAACAACAGCAACAACTTCTACAAACCTAGCTGGTGGCGGAGCAGGCTATGTTCCCTATCAGTCAGGAAGCGGAGCAACATCATTTTTAAGCGCAGGAACTGTCGGTCAGGTATTAACTAGCAACGGCACTTCTGCTCCTACATGGTCAACTCCAGCAGGAAGCGTATCTGTAACTGACGATACAACGACTAATTCCAATTGGTATCCGCTGTTTTCATCGGTTACTTCAGGCTCGATTACGACTGAATATGTCAGCTCTACCAAGCTTCAATACAATCCTTCTACTGGCGCATTTACAGCTTCTAGTTTTAATGGCGCAGGCACAGGATTAACTGGCACAGCTTCTAGTTTGTCCATTGGTGGTAATGCCGCAACTGCAACATCAGCCACAAGCGCAACAACAGCGACTAATTTGGCTGGCGGTGCAAACGGCTCTGTTCCTTATCAAACAGGATCAGGTGCTACAACATTCTTAGCGGCTGGCACAAACGGCTATGTAATGACTTTGGCTGGTGGTGTTCCTACTTGGGCGGCGGCGGCTGGTGGAATCAGTATTACTGACAATACAACCACAAACGCTACTTATTACCCATTATTTTCATCCGTAACTAGCGGTGCAATTAGCACAGAATATACAAGTTCTGTGAAATATAATTACAACCCATTTTACGGAGAATTAAGTGCGCCAGTTGTAAACTCTGCAAATGGATTTATTGTGAACGGCACAACAGCAAGCTCTAGCTATACAGTTTCTACTGGATTTAATGCTTTCTCTGTTGGCCCTATAACTACAGCAAGTGGCGTAACTATTACAGTTGCTTCAGGACAAAGATGGGTGGTTATTTAATATGTCAACAATAAGAACAGGCACAACGACAACAACAGCAATAGCGGTTACTGGTGATACAACTGGTAATTTAACGCTGACTGCTGATTCAGGAATTATTGACGCTTCAGCTACTACTGGT